GGCATACCGAAAGAGGCAGCAAGAGCTTTTGCCTTGTCAAGATTGAGAGGCTGTTGAGCCGTGATTTGTGCAACCATTGCATCGGTGTATTTAGTCATAGTTTTGTTTCCTCTTAGTGTGTGTTTGATGTTACCTATTATCCGGATATTTCCGAAAAAGTCGAGAGAAAAAACGGAATATAATATATTCCAGATTTTCAAGAATGGGGCCCCCTTATTGGTTAATCATTAAACGGTGGAAATTGTGATTCTCATCTTGCCAGATGATAGAGTCACCATTAACAAGGTTGACGCGGTGGTCATCCCAAAGCTTCCGCATTGCGTTGCGGATGTTGTGCGCTTCGATTCTATAGCGCGTGGCTTGCACCGCGTGAGGGCTCATGCAGCTAGGCTTGTTGAAGTGGTCTATCGTGTAGCTAATCATTTCTTTATTTCCTTAATTGATGTGCCTATTCTCGCGCATAATTATGGAAAACGCCTGCAAAGAAAATGGAGGTTTAATGGAGATTTTCGCGCTCTTCTCTTAAGCAGATATCGTGCCAACTTTGCGCGCGCATCACTAAGGCTTATGTGCCTAGAGGGGTGTTATAAGACTGGTGAATGGGCGGCCGCGCGGGGCTCTTCTTCACGTACAACTTGGGAATTTTCAAAATCGATACAGGCGCTATTATAACTTATTCAACTCTGTTTGTCAAGAAAAATTTTTTGATTTTCAAAATATAAAAATTTTATAAAAATCTACGTTTCGACCGCAAAAGTTGTCCTACTCTTTATGAAAATTTTTTAAAATTATACTCGATCCATGGGTATGTATGGCTCAAATTTTTTATTTATATCCACTAAAAAAATAGTTCTTGACATTTTGTTGTCAATAATGCTACAATGTGACCATGAGTAAAGAAGTATCAACACGAATTAGCCCTGAAGGGATAGAAATCGCTAATACTTATTTAGAGGTTGGCGATGTAAATGCTGTTAGTTCGGGTTTAGGTATTCCAAAAGACCAAGTTGTTGAATATTTAAATAAACGAGAAATAAAGAAATATATTGATTCAGTATATCTTGACGCAGGTTACAGAAATAAATTCAAACTTGCGTCAGTTTTGGACACTTTGATTGATAAAAAAATTCAAGAAGTAGAAGAAACAGAGATGTACACGAACAAAGACTTAGCAGATTTACTTCAAATGGCTCATAAAATGAGAATGGATGAGATTAAGGCTCAGGCAGAGCTGGAAAAAGCATCTGTTGGGTCAATTCGTACTCAAAATAATGTACTTATTCAAGGTGAAGCTCCATTTGGGCAAGGAAATTATGGAGCACTAATGGAAAAGTTAGTGAAATCATCAGATGTTTAGAGCATTGTGTCTGTTTTTCCTTTGTTTTTCTGCGAATGCAGGTCCTTACATAGAAATTAAGTCAGAAGTATCTTATAAAAACTGGTCAGTTTCTGATCAGACTAATCATACTCGCTTCGGCTGGGAGAAAAAGAACTTAACCGGAGGAAATGTGTATATAGAAGGCGGTCATATGACCGGAGGATCTTCCTGGGAAGCAGGATATAAGTCTAGATTGTCAGATAATCTAGTAGTAGAGGGTAAATTAGAGACAAAGAAAGAAAGAGACTTCAATCCGAAGTCAAAATTAGAGACTGAGATTAGATTTACATGGTAAAATACTTTATAGGAATATTTCTTTTGTATTCCGCAATGTCCTTCGCAGAAGAGGATGTAATTCGCACAGACGCGACAACGAATAGCACTGTAACTACTCAGTCTGTGACTGAGACGACTTTGAACTCGCCGCCGCCTTCAGCGATATTGCCTACAATGAATAACGCGAATAGCGATCTTTGTACGGTAGGTGTAGCGGGTGCGGTTCAGACGCAGATTCTTGGTCTTTCAGCGGGAAAGACTATTCGAGATATGAACTGTGAGAGATTGAAGAACGCAAAAGTGCTCTTCGATATGGGAATGAAAGTCGCAGCCGTATCGACAATGTGTCAGGATAAACGTGTATTTGACGCGATGATGGATGCAGGAACTCCGTGCCCCTACCAAGGAATGATTGGAGATGCGGCGAAGGCCGCTTGGTTAGCAGACGAAGAAAGGCAGCCAAGTGGTGAAGAAAAAGGAATGAGCGATGGCACTAAGACAATGCTTGGTGGCGCTGGGGTTGCTAGTATACTGTTCTTACTCTTACTCTGATACAGTATACGGACAGACACAGAATGCCGCCGCTTTTGGCTTAAACTGGGTAATGCAAAATGTATTACCTCAGCAAGCCGGTCTTGTTGTTAGTGGAGTCATTTATCAATATACCGCTGTGAAAAATACAGAGGATGATATGATTGTGCATATACAAAATGAAAATGCACTGGGCAGTGGATATATTTTTAGAGAAAGCGATGACTGGAGTGGTGTTCCTGGAAACTCAATCAATAAACTTGTTCCAGTCAGTAACATACCAATTCAATATTGGGGAGCAGGATCGATTGAAGTAGAAGGCAATGGTTGGGTAGAAGAACCTGTTGTAATTTACAACTACTCTTACGAGCCATGCTTTGATCCTCAGTCCGACCCTATCTGCCCTGGTTACATAGACTATTCGCTGCTTGCTGGATTTGATCCAATGCAGTATGTAAAAGATCCTCTTGACGATGAATTCATACAAGCAGAACTAGACAGAAAAGCGGAAGAAGACGAAGAAGATCAAGAGGAAGAAGATCGTGAGAGAATGGAGAAACTCGATTCTCTTGAAAAATTGCTTGGAGGCGTAAACGCAACTATTGCGGATGCCATTGCCGTAGCAAAATTTGCGGAACTTACAGCACTACAGCTGCCCACCAGTTATAGCAACGAATTAGCAGGCAAAGTGTATCGAGAGACTATAAAACTAGAAGACGCCAAAATGCCGACAACAAACCCAGCAGGAAAACGGGTCGGGCTAGCTCAACAACTGCTACATCAAGAGATGGTAGAATCTCAATATAATAAATAGGAGTATTTATGAAAATCATTTTTTCTCTTTTGGCTACAATCGTAGCTTTTTCAGCTACAGCAAATGAAACGCCGATTGAAGGAACAGTAGAAGCAAAGTGTGTAATCACTACAGATACAACAGGGGTATATGGAAACCCCGTTCCTTATAAGTTGAGCAATGCTGCCACAGATGGTGGTGTTCTTCCGATTATTCGATATGATGTAATTAGTGCAAACTATTACAAGGCATCTATCGACTATCCGATTGAGTTTACTTCCGCCCCTACTTTAACTGATACGGTAACGTGGACGGGTGATGTTTCTGTAGCAGATACTTCCGACACTGGAATGTCCGGCTATGACACAAATAAAGTAGAGTTTAATAATACAACCGAGTTTGAACTTACAGTTGCTGGAAGCACTTGGTTTAAAGTTGATTCAACCGCAGAATATGGGTATCAAAAAGCATTTCCCGCTGGCACCTATTCTGCTGTGGTAAGTGCAGAATGCGTAGCCTTATAATATTATTATTTTTTGTTGGTACAGTAGAAGCACATGAGTTTACACCGGCATATCCGGAAATGCGACAGTCATTTATGGCAGGAGTATGGACTACTACTTTAAAACTTTTTAACAAGCGCCCTGAAATACAATACTATGAATTTGGGGTATTTGACAAGAACTGGGACCCAGTAATATTTGCTACTCCTAGAAGAGTGGAAAAGATTCCGTATCTTACCACAGAAGTTATTGAGTTTTATATTAGAGAAGAACACTTGGCAGACGCAATGTATATTTGCTCAAAATCGAAAATAATTCGAAGCACAAGCCCTGGTGTAACCCCTCATGTGTCTTCGAGAATTTGTTCGAAGATTAAGAAGTGAAGTATTTAGTATTACTATTAAGTTTATTTAGTTGTTTCGTATTTGGGGAAAGTAATTCTTTGAATTTAAATATTCCAAATACCTCTCGAACTTTTCAGCAAGACCGGATAAGATCATCGGATGGTGTAGATTGTGCTATGGCTATTGGATCAGGGACAAGTGTTGAGTTTGGGGTTGTAGCTTTAGTAAGTAGTGAAGATCAATACTTAAACAATGTTTATGGTCAGCCAATTCCACTAGACTCGGATAATTTTACGAAAGATGTCGGTGTATATGGAAAAATTAATATTCCGATTGGTGGACCAAAAGAACGATTAAATTGTAATAAATTATATAAACTAGAAATTGAAAAGAAAGAGTTAGAGCTGCAAAAACTGCGCCAAGAAATTGTAAATTTGCGAGAATTACAGTTTGAGAATTAAGTATGGCTGAAGAAGACGAAAAGACCACTATTGAGTTTGGTGGTATGTCTTTCACAGGAGGTAAAGCCTTCGCACTTGTTACCGCATTATCTACACTTGGAGGTGCAGCCTGGGGCGGCTTCGAAGTTTATAAAGATTATATGGATATGAAAGAAATTATCCAAAATATTGATACCGATGCAATTGCTGCTCGAAACGATGTAATTGAAACAAAACTCGACGAAGCAATTGATTATGCGAATAGTATTAAAGGAGACTTGCGAGATCAGATTCGCAGTATGCAGAGTGACGTAGATCGTGTCGAACGAGTTCAGCGTGAGAACGATGATTTAGTTCGTGATATGATTGATAAAGCACAAGAACGTTTTGATAACAAACGTGATAGTTTAGCAAGCGACAACAAACTCGCAATGGATGCTTTAGAGGATAGATTGAATAAAAAGCTACAACAGGCTTTAGACAATCCTCTGGCAAATTAGGAGAGATAAAAATGAGTGGACAAGAAAATGGGTTTCACCCAGCAGATACAAACGGTGATGGAGTAGTAACTCCTGAAGAACATCAAATGTATTTAGAGTTTAAGCGAAAAGAACTCGAAGATAAAGATGCGCAGCGCGACGCGATCCGAAAGATGGCTTGGTTCTCTCTCTTTGGTCTTTTACTTTATCCCTTCGGTATCTTTTTAACTTCTGCCTTTGGGCTCGATACTGCTGCAAATTTGATTGGAGATATTGCCCCAACTTATTTTGCTTCAATTGCAGTTCTGGTTTCTGCCTTTTTTGCTGCTGATGCAGTTGGTAAGAAATAAGGAAAAATTATGGAAGAAATAAGTACTAGTTGTAATATCTGCGGACATGAGTGCCACTGTGAGACTAATTGTCACTGTGGTTGTGATAACTGTCTTCACGATACGATGCCCCCTCCTTGGAGAGAATAATGGATAAGACTTCGGATGAAAGAGAGTTAATTGAACTACGCATGGATTTCAACGCTCATGATGTCCAGTGCGAAGAGCGATGGAAGACAACTTTCAATAGGCTAGAAGATATCGACTCTAAGCTAGATCGAATGGAAAGTCGTCAGCTACAAGTTGGCGGTGCTGTAATTTTATTTTTACTTGGTGTAATAGTTACTATTATCACCACAAGTTCATAGGAGAAAAATATGGATATTATGGAAATTGTTTCTTGGTTGACAATGGCAGTTACAGTAGCTTCTGCAGTTGCTGCTACTACCCCTACACCTAAAGACGATGCTTTTGTAGCAAAACTCTACTATTTCGTAGATTTATTTGCTTTAAATGTTGGAAAGGCAAAAGAAAAAGGCGAAGCTCCTCCTGCCCCGGCTGCTCCCGCTGTTGAGGAAAAAGGAGGTAAATAATGGAAACTACATATGAAACTAAAGTAGTTAAGCCTGAGGTATTAAAGCCTGCAGTTACTCCTTCTGTGAAAACTGATTCTCCAAGCCCTGATAAAGCAAAAGAAGATCTTATGAATAAAGAAATTCAAAAAATTAGGGGCAATTATGTTTTTATGTTTAGGGGAGCTAGGTATAGGTTTACGTCTAGAAAGCAAGCAGAGATTCAATGGAGACTTTGTCACCCTTAATATAGGCCCTTCGGGGCCTTTACCTTTTAGAGTTGTAAAATATGTTGGAAATAAGTAGATCAGATATTGTAGGTAATCAATTAATGAATTACTCTACAGAAGAAAGATTTTTAAAGCTGCCGGTTGAAGGGTACCTAGAGCTTTTAGGAGTTGATCCTATAGCATCTCAGATGGCTGTTATAAATGCTATTAATAACCCCAAATATAGGTTTGTATGTGGGGCCGTGTCTAGAAGACAAGGAAAGACATATATAGCAAATATTATTGGGCAACTATGTGTATTAGTACCTGGATCTCACGTTTTATTAATGTCTCCTAATTATTCTTTGTCTCAAATTTCTTTTGACTTACAAAGAAACTTGATTAAACATTTTGACTTAGAAGTAATACGAGATAATGCAAAGGATAGAGTTATAGAGCTTTCTAATAATTCCACTATTCGTATGGGCTCCGTAAATCAGGTAGACTCGGTGGTTGGTAGAAGTTATGATTTAATTATTTTTGACGAAGCTGCTTTGACACACGGAAGAGAGGCATTTAATGTTGCCCTTCGTCCGACCCTTGATAAACCAAATAGTAAAGCATTATTTATCTCTACACCACGAGGAAGAAATAATTGGTTCGCAGAATTCTTTTATCGTGGATTTAACGAAGAATATCCAGATTGGGTCTCTGTCAGAGCAACATACCATGAAAACCCTAGAATGCACCAGTCAGATATTGATGAAGCTAAAAAAGCAATGTCTCAAGCAGAATTTGCTCAAGAATACTTAGCAGATTTTAATACTTATGAAGGTCAGATCTGGAGTTTTAATTTTGAAAAGTGTGTAATGGATACCGAAAGATTAGACACTAGTAAAATGGATATATTTGCGGGGCTAGATGTTGGGTATAAAGATCCTACGGCTTTTTGTGTTTTTGGTTATGATTGGGACACGGAAACTTATTATTTGCTAGATGAATACTTAGAGGCAGAAAAAACTACAGAACAACACGCAGAAGAAATTCAAAAATATATACAGAAGTGGAATATAGACTATATCTATATAGATTCTGCTGCTCAGCAAACAAGATATGACTTTGCTCAAAACTATGATATTTCTACTATAAATGCAAAGAAGTCAGTTCTTGACGGTATTGGAAAAGTTGCTAGTGTAGTAGATGGTAATAAATTACTAGTTAATCAAAAGTGTATTCATTCTCTAGAAAGCCTAGATCAATACCAATGGGATCCTAACCCCAACCTTTTAAGAGAGAAACCAAAGCATGATAGGTTTTCTCACATGGCAGATGCAATTCGTTACGCACTGTATACTTTTGAAACTCAGTCAACTGGATTTTAAGATACCAAAGAAAAATATCTCTTGACTTTTAGTTTACTTCGATGATATAATTTTTTTTAATACGGCATAATACCATGGACCTAAAAAGAGATTTAATAAAGTACGTTAGAGACAGGGCGAAAGCAAAGTACAAAAAAGACTCTAAATGCTTTATCTGTGGTACAAATGACGAATTAGACTTTCATCATTTTTTTGGTTTAACAGAACTACTTGAACAGTGGATAAAGAATAATAGAGTAGTAATAAAAACCGAAGAAGATATTTTAGTTCAAAGAGATATTTTTATCGAGGACCATTTAACCGAGTTGTATGATGAAGCAGTAACTCTTTGTCATTCTCATCATTTAAAACTTCATTCTATATACGGAAAAAGACCCAAGCTAGTTACAGCAGAGAAACAAAAACGCTGGGTAGTTAAACAAAGAGATAAATATGGCTTGGTATAATAATTTATTTTCAAGAACTCCAAAGGAGGACGTAGAAGAAAAATTAAACCCTGCTCAGATGTTTATTTCTAGGGAAGAAGGATTTTCTTTAGGCACTACAGAAAACTACATCAATTACGCAAATGCTTATGAGCAAATCGAAGTAGTAAACAGGGCAGTAAATTTAATCGTAGACGATGTTGCAGAAATACCTGTTGATGTAGGAGAAAAAGTAAATCTAACTCCTGTAGTAAAAAACGTAAGAAGGTCAAGAGTAGATCAGCTTTTAAATGTAGAACCTAATCCTTTTCAGGATATTAATACTTTTAAAAGAAATTTAGTTATAGATCTTCTTATTGATGGAAATATTTTCGTATATTTTGATGGAGCACATCTTTATCATCTTCCTGCAAGAAACATAGAAATTGAAACAGACGAAAGAACGTATATTAAGTCTTTTGTTTATGATAGTAAATTAGACTATTCTCCTGCAGAAGTTATTCATATTAAAGAAAACTCTTTCAATTCTATTTATAGAGGTATTCCAAGACTAAAGCCAGCATTTAAGAGAATTCAACTGCTGGGCTCTATGAGAAAATTTCAAGAAAACTTTTTCAAGAATGGAGCAGTTCCAGGATTAGTACTTAAAACTCCAAATACTTTAAGTGAGAAAATTAAAGAAAGAATGTTAATGTCTTGGAGGGCCAAGTACAATCCAGATACAGGAGGGTACAGACCTTTAATTCTTGACGGAGGTATTGAAGTTGATAGCTTAAATGAAGTAAACTTCAGAGAGCTAGATTTTCAAGACTCTATTAAAGAAAACGAAAAGATTATTCTTGAAGCATTAGGAGTTCCGCCCATTCTGTTAGATAGCGGAAACAATGCAAATATTAGGCCAAATCACAGACTCTTTTACTTAGAAACTGTACTGCCTATTGTGAGAAAGATTAATTTTGCTTTTGAAAGATATTTTGGATTTAGTTTAAAAGAGGATGTCAGTAATATTCCTGCACTACAACCAGAACTACAAGATCAAGCATCTTACTATGCTACTCTGGTAAATGGTGGGATTATGACTCCAAATGAAGCTAGACAGGCTATGAGAATGCCAGCTATTCCAGGAAACGACGATATTAGAATTCCTGCAAATATTGCAGGTACTGGATCAGCGGCTAATCCTTCTCAAGGGGGTAGGCCTACTACCCAGGGCGAAGAATAATGCCATTACCAAGACCAGGAGAAGAAGAGAATCAAGACGAGTTTATGGCTCGCTGTATGTCTGACCCTAAAATGGGCGAAGAATACGGCAATGCTAGACAGAGAGCAGCAGTATGCTACACTCAGTGGGAAGAAAGGGAGTCAAAAGCTCTTTCTGATTTAAAATTCATCCCTACTGACTCAATGGCAACTGAAGCGCGTAGAGGCTTAGAGTGGAGAAAAGAGTTTAACAGAGGCGGAACCTTAGTAGGTGTTGCCAGAGCTAATCAAATAATTAGTAAAGAAAATCTTTCTCCTTCTACTGTAAAAAGAATGTTTTCATTTTTTAGTAGGCACGAAGTAGATAAACAAGGTCAAGGATTTTCTCCTGGTGAAGAAGGATACCCGAGTGCAGGTAGAATTGCTTGGGCACTTTGGGGAGGGGATGCAGGTTTTTCGTGGTCTAGAAAAATGAGAGCCAGAATCGATAGAGAGGAAGGTAAATCATTAGAAAAGCACATTGTTGGAGTAACCGAGACAGACGGATCTTATATTATAGAATTTGCAAAAGACGAAGAAGATCACTCAAGAGAAATGGATTTAGATCTTGCATTTGATGGTTTGTCGTCTTATGAGTATAATTTTATTTTAGATATTTTTGGAGATGCTATACTCGAAGCAGAAGAAAAAGCTCCAAGAGGAGAAGTTACAGAAGCAATCCGAAAAGGATTACAGGCGAAAGCAAAAGAGCATAATGATAAGTATGGAGATACCGCCTCGAAAAGAACTTCTACCAGAACTTTAGTATCAGTATTTAAACGAGGGGTAGGTGCATATTACACTAACCCACAATCTGTAAGGCCAAACGTCCAAAGTCCAGAACAGTGGGGCTTAGGACGAGTAAATAGTTTTTTATACGCCTTAAGAACTGGGAAGTATAGAAGCGGAAAACACGATACCGATCTACTTCCAGAGGAACACCCTATGTCTAGTAAAAATGTAGATGATATGAATACTAAGATTTTTAATATTACATCTACTTTCAAGAGCTATCACGAAGATGAAGACGATGGAAGTATTAAAATTCGAGGGTATGCAAGTACAGTAGATACTGATAGATCTGGAGATATTATTGAAAGTTCAGCCTGGAAAAAGGGCGGACTTGATAATTACCAGAAAAATCCAATTTTATTATTTAATCACGACTATAATAAGCCAATCGGTAAAGCTACATCGCTTACAATCACATCGAGAGGTTTAGAAATAGAAGGAAAGATCTCCAAGTCAGCAGGACATATTGCTGAAATGGTGAAAGAAGGCATCCTTAGCGCTTTTAGTGTCGGTTTCAGGGTCAAGGATGCAGACTGGATGGATGAAACCGAAGGCTATAGGATCAAGGATGCGGAACTGTTTGAGGTATCAGTTGTATCTGTACCCGCAAACCAGGGCGCAATCTTTTCTGTAACAAAATCTTTTGACTCAGAAAAAGATTACTCAGACTGGAAAGCACAGTTTGTGAATGATCCTCATCTTTTGTCAGGTCAGTTCGATAAGAACTCACCGAAAGAAACAGCTCATGCTGTCTTCAAGGAAAAAGTAATGTCTCAACAAGACTTTAACATTGAAGAGTTTGCTCGCGAAGTTGCCCGCAAAACAGCCGCTGAAATTCAAATGCAAGCAGCCGAAAAAGCTGCGGCTGAAAAAGCCATTGCAGAAGAAGCAGCAGTAAAGAAGGCATCTGAAGAAGCAGAACTCGAACAGAAGAAAGCGGAAGTCCAAGCTGTGGTACAAGGCGTTACAACTGGTGCTGAGCGTCTTATGTCCGATTTGGAAAAACGTGTTTCTACTCAACAAGAAGATCTCTACAAAGTAGTAGAAGAACTTCGCAATGAACTGAAGGAGAAATCCTCAGAAATCGAACACATTCGTGAAAGCAAGCGTATCTTTACGGATCGTGGCAACAAGGATTGGCAGAAGGCATTCGAGCAGGATGCTTACGACGCATATTTCCTTGGTCGTGCTACTGGTAAAGGCTATGACACGCGCTTTGCAAGAGATCTTATGGAAAAAGTTAATGCCCATTCAGGTGTTGGCGTTTCTTCCGCAGATTTTGAGCAAGTAGTTTCTACGAATGTAGAGCGTGATATTCAGCTTGAGCTGACTCTTGCTCCGCTGTTCCGTGAAATTCAAATGCGTTCAGCTACGCAAATTCTGCCTATTATGCCTGATTCAGGTTATGCAGAGTTTACGTCTAACCAAACCGCTAGCGGCTCAAGCCCCCACGGTAACTTGAATGAGCGTAGCGACACCTATGGTTCTTACAATGGTGTTGACATGACCGAGCGCACGCTTTCAACGAAAAAACTCATTTCTCAATCCTATCTTGGGAATGAAACGGAAGAAGATGCAATCATCCCGATTCTTCCTCTTCTTAGAGAAGCTGTTGTACGTGCACATGCGCGTGCAGTAGAAGCTATGATTCTTGTTGGTAATGCTGCTGACGGTCCTTTTGGTACCGGTGGCGCTGCACCCGCAGGTTTGATTGCTCTTGCTGGCAGTGATTCGCATAAGACGCAATCTGCTACAGCTTTTGCTTCTGAGTCATTGACTGCTGCTAACTTGCTTGCTGCTCGTAAGAACATGGGCAAGTATGGTATTCGTCCTTCCGATGTAGTTTACATCGTATCTCCGACGGAATATCATAACCTTATTGCAGATTCTGCATATGCAGATGCTAGCCAAGTTGAAGGTCTTGCTACCAAGCTGACCGGTGAAGTTGGTAGGGTATACGGTTCTCCTGTAATTGTATCTCCCGAATTTGCTACTGCTGCTGTATCTAAGTACTATGCAGTTGCTGTTAATGCTCGTAACTTTGTAGTTCCGCGACTCCGTGGTGTTACTATTGAATCTGATTACGAAGTTGCTAATCAGCGTCGAGTTCTCGTTGCTAGTCAGCGTCTCGGCTTTACTGATATTATTGATGGTGCTACGTCCAAGTGGGCCCTTCAGTATAAAGCATCTTAATAATTATATTATTGGGGAAACAACTGGGGGAGGACTTCTCCCCCAGAAGTTTTTATAAGTTTACTAATTATGGCCGACTTAATTACTATATACGAGTATAAAGACTCTGCAAATATCACTGGTGTTAAAGATGATACCAGAATATCATTATTAGTTACTGCAGTTAGTCAACTTATAAAAACTTATTGTGGAAATTCTTTTGTAGACTACTACTCTTCTGCAAAAACTGAAATATTCAATATTGATTACGACACTCATATTGTTCAGTTATCAGAATCACCAGTAGTTACGGTGAGTTCTGTATATGAAAGAAGCTCTCAAGCGGATTCTTATGTTCTTTTAGAAAAAGAAGGAAGTAATGGAAAGTATGAGTACTATATAGATACTGTTACTGATTCAATTTTTAGAACTAATGATGACCAATATAAAAATTGGGCTAAAGGAGTAGGAGCAGTAAAAGTTACTTATACTGCTGGGTATTCTGATATCCCCGAAGATCTGAAACTAGCTGCTTACGATCTAGTAAATTACTACATTAAAGATGAATATAAAGCGAGAAGAACTATTGCCGGTGCAACAATAGATAATCAAACCAGCAGTACTCTTCGAGGCAATGTAGGATTTCCTGACCATATTAAAAGAGTTTTGGACATGTATAAAATGAAGTAATGGCTATACGCAATACAAAAAAGTTTTTGGCAGACCTACATAGATTTGTAGGTAAAGATGTAAGGCAATCCCTTAATAATTTCTATACTGAAGTAACTATGTCCACAGAAAGTGTAGGACAGGGGTACTTAGAAGGATATCAAAGTCTCTCCAATATTTATGAAGACTATATTGAGATAGATAAAAAGACTTTTGAAGGATTTGCTAGTGTTGCTTTAACTAAGCTATTTGACTATGTAACGGCCGAGAAAACTTGGCCAGTACTTATAGATGGAGTAAGAGGGGGTAGCACTATAACATATGCTGCCAGAAGAGACGTAAAAAAAGCATATACTATTGTTAAAGATTCTGGCGTACAAAGTTTAAATGCTTATCTAAAATCTAAAGGTCGAAGAAAAATTAGAGGTTTAAAAGAGGAGCAGCAGGCCGGAAGAGATATTCGTTCTGCAGTACAATCTGAAGTTGGAAAGTTTAAATCTGGACTACATAGAACTCACCAAAGCATAACAACAGTAGGGGCGGCACAGCTTACCTCTGCTTTATCATTCTTAGATAAAACTCAAGCAATGTCAGGATATGCAACTTCTAAAGAATTTAAGGATGTAATGAAGATCTATGAAGATATTGAATATATCTTTGAAACTACAGGAAGCAAGAGAGAGGGTGGAAAACTAACTATCGGAGAAGACCAGGCAATACAAATTATATTAGGTCCTAGGTCAAGAAATAAAGTTGGAGCAGAACCGACTGACTGGAAAAATGTACGTCCTCAACTAGAACAGTCTATTGCGTCCTACATTGATAAAATCCCTATAGCAGAAAGGTCTGGGTCTAAAACCATACGAGAAACAGCAGAAGATATAGCAGAATATAATATAGTCTCAGAACTAACTAAAGCTAGTAAATCGGTAAAGGCAAAAAATCCAAAGCCAAAAGGAAGAAAACCACAAAAAGTATCTAACATAGTAAAAAATAAAAAAGCTAAATCTACTGCTCCTACAAAAAAAGCCCCGAGAGTATCAAAAACTA